GAAAACAGGCGGTTCAATGGTCGCCTATATCACGAAACAAGGACACGCATTTTCCACTTAAGAAATCTTGTCTCGTGGTCTAAGATTGGGGGTAGGCGCAGATTGACCCCTGAAACATCCAATGCCGCCGTCTTTGTCGCATTGAGCGCAAGTCCACCCGGCAATATTGTCTTTTGATTTAATCTTTTTTGCCCCTGAATTAACAGGGCAACATCTTCTTTTTGCCCAGGCAGGCAATGCTTTAAGTTTTTCTTCGTTTAGAACCTTTCTACCAATTTTAACCGGTAGAATCAATTGAATTTGGTCTTTATGCGAGACTAACCAATCTATACTTTTCTGGCTACCATCATAGGCGTATGCAACCTGAAGCTCCGGATTTTGATCCGCCAACTTGTGGTTAGTTTCATCTATCGAAAGCAACCGTAAATTCTGCTTTGGCACCTGGCTTAACAACTCAGGCCGCTTTGAAAAAACCTGGACCCGGATTCCTCTAATGTTAAGCTGTTTTATAAACGGAATCCAATTCAAGCCTAAGTCCCCTTTATCAAGGAGCCTCAACGCTTTTTTAAGCTTAAAATCAAGCATCACTGTATAATGATTGGCTGCAATGTTCGCTGCCCGGACAGGATCTTTTTCAATCGCCCAATTTGTCACTTCCCCAGAAATAATGTTTGAAGCATAAACATAATGCCCTTTTGTGGCATAACAGAATTTGGCACACGCTTTTGACGGGTTGCAATTGGAAAACGAACTATTGATGCTGTTTACTGGTTTTACAGGATGCCCTATCATACCACTCGGTTTTGAAATTATATAATTCCAAATACCTTCTTCACCGTTCTTTTTAATTTCTTTAACAATAGAAGACTTTTTGAGGTTTTCATCATTCGTGTCTTTTCCTGATAACAAATCATTTATCCCCTGCCTGACCAGCAACCCAGCAGTGGCCTGCTTTTCCCAAGAAGTGCCTTTAAATTTCTTTATATTCGATTGTATCTGGACAGAAACTTCTTCTGGCAATTCTTTTAGACGTTTGTTGTATAATTTTTTTTGGGCAGCGGTTAATTCATCGTATGAAACTGTGGAGAACTGTATCCCTGACCGATTCATTTGCTCCATGGAGAAATAAGGATCTCTTCTGATATCCTGCGGGTTGTTTTTGACATGGCCTGTTTTTGTGTAAGAAAAAATATCAAAAAGAGATACACCATTATCAAGTAGAGCATCGGACAGTCGTTCAAAAAAATCCTCTCTCCCGGTTGCGTTGGCAGGCGGTTTATTATTTATAAGTATGGAGGTTGCATTTGTTTTCTCTATAGCGGCTAAGAGTCTGGCTGTAATTTCTCTCTGCTCAAGACCGGACGGGAAAGGCAGGAACCCCACTTCCTGATTGCTGGAATTAAGAAGCAAAAACCCGTCTTCTTCGTCTTTAAATCTTTTAACCGCATCATCATGGCCTTGGAACACAGGGTCAGTTCTTTTTACCCGTTTTGTGAATATCCTTTCCCTGATTGGGACATCTATTTTACTAACAGTATCCTTGATAGGTGTCGGGGCAGATGTATTTCCATATTTATCAAATGTCGCAAACTCCATATTCCCAATTATCATAGGGATGATATCTATCTTTCGCAGGGCAGCGATATCACTCAGTTGAATTATGATATTTTTGTCAGAGGGAGAAGGTTCTGTTTTGTTGGAAGGATGGTTATGAAGAAAAACGATGCGCTTGACACCACCAAGATTAAAGGATCTACCAATTGCAGATATGGAATCTATGGGGCTTGAGCCTTTGACCCCTATGGCGTGTCTAATAACTTCAAGGACTTTTCCGTCTTCATCCAGCGATAGGAAGTATGCGTTTTCGTGAGGTTCTACAACAAGGTGGGATAAGAATGTGGCTGCGTCTTGTGGACTTTGTATAATGTAGCCGGTTTCGGCAATATCCACTCTTCCTGCAAAGGTAGTTGATACTTCCTGTTTGGTTCGCAGCTTGCCCGTGATCCTGATCTTAGGCAGTTGTGCTGCTTGATATTCAAATAAATCAAGTTGTTTGGGTGCTTCACTTGTCGGCTCCTTTACTTGGGTTTCTTTGGCATCTTCAGAAGAGGTTCGTCTGGAATATCTTTCCTGTTTGCCTTGTCCATTGCCTGCTTCATGATCAGTTCCATAAAACGGCTTTTCTGGCTCTCGGATAATTTGTTGGCTAAAAAGATTTCTTTGTTTGTCTTCATATTTTTTCTCCAGTTTTTTTAAAGCTTTGCTGATTAGTATAGAAGAACTTAACCCCTCTTTTTTCTCAAAAATATCCATTTGTTTCAAGTCAGAAATGCCTTTTCTTAAATAATTTCCAAGAGCCGAAATAAATTCTCCTATTCTTTTTCCGCTCCTGATATTCTCCGCCAGGAAAGATGATATTTGTTTGACATCCTCTGATATCTCGGAATTGAACATATCTTGTTGGGCAAGCGCTTGCGATAATTGCGCCTGGGCTTTTGTACCGCCCTTGCTCGATTTAAGGTTCGGGTATTCCTTTTGAGCTTGCCTGAGATACAATATGCCCTTAATAAGGTCATCAATAATAACCTGATCTGCAATTTCCTCATCCAATCCTTTTGCTTTCGCAAATTCTGTTGCAGCGGCTGTCATGCCGTTAAGAATATTTTTTATATCCGGGTCTGCTTCTTCTGCCGCCATTTTCAATAATTCGTCTGACCCATATGCCTTTTGAAAAATGGAGGCCTGCATTCTATCAACAAGCTGTTTGTTTGCTCTGCCATCTTCAGTGAGATATCCTGACTGCTCTTCTGGACTCATTTTGCCCAAGAATCGGTCAATAAAAACCTTGTTTGTTGCAGCGGTCAGATCCCCGTCCTGGGATGGACGGAATGTTGACAAATCATCTGAGGTTAAATTACCTCCATCCACAACAGCCTGCTCGGTTGAACTTAACTTGGCCGTATCTGCTTCATTCGCTTTTTGAGTAAACTTGGCAAGGTCATCTATCTTAGTTGTCCTTCTCCTGACCAGTACCGGATTTTTAATTTTATTCAATGCGGGATCTGTAACACCAAAATCCATGGCCTTGGAAATAAGCCAGTTCTTATATTGTTTTCCAGACTTACCGGAATAAGCTTTCCTGATTGCAAGCACTCTACCGTTTCCAGACTCAACTATATTTAAACCGCCAACGATAGGTGCACCCTGAGATACGCTTGAGCTTGATCCTAATCTTTCTGGATTGAGTTTTGCTGCCATACTTTCTACCTGCATCAGTGATGCTTTACGGCTTCTTTCCCTTGGCTGCAGTTCTGCAGGGAACTCTGGGTTGACTGCCATATTATCATCATGAGATGTGACAAGATCTTTTGAGTCAATTATTTCATAAACAAATTCTATTTCTGAATTATCGTTAAGGAACGCCTTGCCATTGCCGCCCTTTATGCCTGGTTTGCGTTCAGGTGTTTTTATCGATTCTGGCTTATCCTTTTGGCCGGATATCTGGCTTTCTTTTACCGTCAATTCGGGATAATCAAGATGGGATTTGATCTTGCCGTCTTGAATGGCTTTTTTTACATGATCTTTGTGCATAGCGGGTGACTTTATATGGCCGTCCGTCCATTCTTTCTGGCTCATTTCCCAGGGTTCTGATTCTTCTTTTGAATTTGGCATTTGCGGCAGCCTGGCGTCTATCGGGGCTTTTTTGTCGGAATTGATTAAATTATCAGATATGGTCAAAATTTTCTGAGCAACAATAGCCTTTTTGCCATCTGATTTTTCCACATGCCATCTATCATTTTTGTCTCTTCTTACGAGAGTGGCAAAGATTTCTTTGCCTTTTTTGGTTTCCCAGGAAACAGTTTTACCAGGAGAAAATTCATCGGGCAGTTTATTTTCACCCTGATCAGGAGAAAGGGAAATCTCTTTTTGTTCTAAAGGCGTTTTTTCAACCTGGGGATCTCCATTTTCTGTTTTACTGATAGCTTTCTTTACTGCATTAATTTTTCCTGGTTCGGTCTTATTTGTAAAATCTGTTTCAGGAACATCATCTTTCAAAAGAGTTTCGCCCTGATCTTTGGCATCCTGAATATTAAATTTATCCACACCTATCCGATATTTTTTCCCATCTTTACCGTTAACGGAAGCGGCATTTGCACCAAGGGAATCAACTGTGCCGGTAATTATTTTCCCCGAAGAATTCACCCATGATACTGTCTGTCCGGATGAAATTTTTTCAGAAGGTTTTTCCTCTTTTTTTGCAATGTCTGCATCATCAGGTTTGCTGATAACCTGGTCAAGTTCTTCATCAGTGAATTCAGAGGCTGCCCGGACATCATCCTCGTGTTCCATGATGTCATCTTTTAAAAAATCCTCGGCTGACTTTCCCAGGTCCTCTTCATCCATGAGTATCTTTTCAGCATCGGACGGACCTTTGGTATCATCCCCATCTTCTTTATCCGTACCCTTGTCTTTTGAACCCTTGGATAATACACCGGATACAACTGCACCAGCACCGCCACCTACTGCACCTGCGGCAGCGGATTCGACAATAGATTCAAAATTTTTAACTGTAAGCAATTTTTCATCTGTATTAACAACGGTATTCAAGATGCTCATAATTTCCTGGGCACCTTCCTGGAAAGCCTCTTCCGGAACACCTTTTAAGATTTCTTTTGCAGTTCTCTTTATTAAACCGCTCTGGCCTTTTCCTATAGCTCCCACAAGGTTGTCAATAAGCCTTGAATTGCCGCCAAAGAACTCAAGAGACGTAGCCGCTGCACCAAATAGCAAGGCTGTAAAAGGAGCATCCACCCCATGTTCTTCAAGCAGACCTGCGTACATACCACCAGTTTCCAAAGGCATAACAGCAGCACCCATACCGATCCTGCCACCTAACTTTTTCAATGCCTGGCCAGTGATCTGCTTTTTGAGCTGGGATTCTGTTACACCTTTAACACCTGATTCAATTGCCTCTTTGGTTAATTTATTAATGCTCTTCTTTAAAAGAGTCCTTGCCCCAAATGCACCAATAGCAGTTCCGGCTCCAGGAGCGGCCAGAGTTCCTATCAAGGTTCCAACGGCAGCCTCAGCCATGGAGGGAGCCAGTTCGCCAAGAGTACCTTGTGCCCAATCAATTGCCCCTCCAAAACCAGTTTTCCCGGTATAGACATCTTTAAAACTATATTTAGCCTTATACTTTTCAGATTCGGCCATATTCCTCTGATAGCCTTTTAACCCCCACTCTTTCGTGGCGGCACCGGCATTATCCATACCGGCACCTTCCATGGCACGACCAACCAAAGCCGTTGACCCGTATAACATGGCCTGACTTGTTTGAACCCCACGTTTCAGGCCGGTCATTATATCTCCGGGTTCACTATCTTTCTTTTCCCGGACCTGTTCTTCCTGAAGATCCATTTTTTTCCGACCTTCATATTCCAGCTTATTAACTGTAGGATAAAACTGTGTCTCATTGCCTTTTCTATGGAAATGTTTAATCCCCTCAACAAGAGCTGTCCTATCTCTTTCAGGATTATCATTTATTAAATCATGATAATATCTAATGGTCCGGTCTGACAAAGCAGCCATTATGAGAACATCCTTCTTTGTGGTTGATTAAAAGATCTTTTTTTCTTGTCTTCATATGACCCGACAAGCGGAGTTTTACCAATTGCCGGATTGGAGATCCCTGGATGGTTGGTTGTTTGCTGCAATGATCGGGAATTTGTATGTCTCCCCATGGATGACATATCTCCAGGGAGCGGGTCTTGCGTGGAACCGGATGACGATAGTGGCAATTTCTTTTCTGCACCATAAAGTTTATCAATCTGATTGTCGTTGTCAATTTCTTCCGGGTCAGACCTGCCAATCGCATTTTTGTATGGGTTGGCAAGTTTTTGACCAATCTTAACACCATCGGCTCCATACTCATCTAAAACAAAATTGGACTTTTCCCTTGCGGTTCTGCTTTTTGATGCCTCAACCTTTAAATCAGTATCAGCATCAAGCTTTGACCTTTTATAATCCCAGGCACCCCGTTCCTTTTCAACATCGGTGGCACCCGTATTCATCAATCTTTGTCCTTCAAGCTTGTTTTGGCCTTCAAGTTCGGTTTTATCCATGAGCCCGGAATTTTGAAGCTGCTGATGTGACAATGCTCCGGAATTCACAAGTTCTTGTCTATCAATAAGGCCTTTATTCATAAGCCTCTGAATTTTTTCCTGTGAAGACATGTTCATCCTCTTGGTTTTTTCCTGTTCAAGCCCGAGCTGTGTCAGCCTGTCATTCTCCATTTTGGCATTTGTCTGTTTCTGTTTTAAAGATTCCTCCAAAAAATCCCATGCCTGGTCTAACACCGAATTCAAATTCATGTTTTATCCTCATAAAATGTGATGGGTGCTATCACCCATGTTGAATTAATTTCAAATAACTGACCGGACATAACCAAATCATAATCCTGTCTGCTGTCCACGGTTTCTCCTGGGATCATTTTCCCGGGCGTAAGCTGGGTCCAGTTAAAATTGTTAATATTAATGCCGATACCTTTGGCAATGGCCACCCTTTCATTGGCCTGGTATTCTTTAAAGTCAGTGCTTTTCAGATATAAATCCTGATCTTTCACACGAACCTTGTATATGTTGCCAATTCCAGGAAGCAGGAATACGTCACCCACAGAAACGATATAATCACCGTACCCGGTTCTTTGCGAATGTTCGTCAGACACTTCAGATGCTTCATAGTGCCCTTCATCAGTATTTTTAATAACGGCCAGAACAATACCGGATGTGTAATAATCGGTTTCAAACCAGTTCCCGGAATAAAGCAGCGGGCTTGTTTCCTGGAACCACCAGCAATGGGGTGGAACAGCCAGGGGTTTTACAGTGATCCCGACAAACTCTCCGGGGATCGGATAAGTATTTTCCTTATCAAGCCAAAGCCTTAACCAATTATGAGGGGCAATAGAAGACTGGCCTTGCATTTCGGCTGCCGGGTATTCGGCATCGATGCAGGTTCTAAGATACGCCTCGTCATATAATAATAATCCCTTGCATTGGCCCGCCTGTGATTCAACAGGGGGAAGCAGGCCATTGCCTGAAACAGCATCGTAGGTACCGTCATATTCCTGGCCATCTTTCTCAATAACATCCAGGAGACTGTCACAAACAAAAGATATAGTTTCCATGACTCCAAGAGAACCGACCGGGAAAGCAAGGTATCCTGCATAAACGTCGCCCTGCCCCATGCCCTGTTTATCCATTCCATCTTGGGTAATTCTTTGAGGCCCTGGTGATGGGTATTCAGGTGATCGATCTTTAATAAAAGTTTCAAACCGCATTTCCTTTACAAAATAGAACCCCTTGTCCTGGAAAAAAGTAAGGTCCGGTGGGTCTATTGGAAATAATGAGTTTGGATCTGGCGCCAACACTTCTTTAGGCACCATTCTAATCGGCGTAATCCCTCCAAGCCTGGTTAATAATGGATCTAAAACTAATTGAGCAAAAAGAAGCTGATCTTCTTCATTATCAGAAAGAACATTAACCGTTTTCCACAGATACCAGACGTCATAAGCAATTGGCAGGGATAATGCCAGGCCCGGCGTCCCATCGTCTCCAATCCGAATATAATCCCCAGGGTCAACGGCAATAGGGGCATAAGTAAACCCTTTGGTTTCATTTGCCATCCTGAATAGCTGGACCAGGCGATTAGACAAAGATCCGGACATTTGCCCTTCTTTGGATAAATCAACGCCTGAAGCAGTTTCTATTCCTTTTGACCAAAGGTTTTCCATTTACGATGTTCCTATTTGATGTGCCAGTGTGTTGATTATATTGGCAGTTGCCATGGTTTTGGCTGCATCTATGGCCGCGTTTTTAGAATCGCTTGCAGCTTCAATCTGAGCCAAAGGAATTTTAATTTGTTCCTCATCTCCGTCTTCCTGAAAATCTTGTTGCTCGTTTGCGATATCAACATCTTTTGAATACCCTAAAATTTTAACATCTGCTCTATGGAGGGAAAGGTCTTCATCCAAGACGGCGATGCCCATTCGATAATCATGTTCAGCATTTTGTTTGTCTGTCCTGGAAAGCTGCATAGATGTTTCAAGAACTTTGTACGCTTCAGATGCGGTTATCTTGGCCTCTAACACTTCAATTTGTTTTGAAATAAGATCAAGTTGAGCCTGTTTTTTGCTCGGGATTTCATAAGCCATGTTGTTTTCCCGGATCTGGATAATCTCCTTATCAAGGCCCAAGAGTGTCGTCCTAAGCATCTTTGTATCAAGCATGGCCATATCAACGCCTATTTCAGATAATTGCACGCCCGCCTTGTCTGTATCTAATTGCAGTTGAGCAATTTTAACATCTACCAGTGCTGTATCTGTCTGCAAGTCAGTTTTTTTGGCTGTTTCATAGGCCGTTTTTGTTTTAAGCTTTTCGATTTCTACATCGGTCATAGCAATATCAAGGTTTGCCTTTGCAATATCAACGTCAAGGAGAGAAGTATCAACGCCCTTCGATACGACATCGATAAGTGTATTGGCCGTTCGATTTTGAATTTCTGCAATTCCTGCATCCAATAAGCTTTTATCCGTTGCAGAACCCAATATCTGGGCATCCAGGCTTAAGCCAGCGGCTTCAAGATCCTTTGCATCTTCCGGGACCAAATCTATTTGCTGTTGATAATTATGCCGGTCAACGGAATATTCTAATTGTTTGGTGGCCTCATTCTGAATATCCAACTGTATTTCCAAGCCTCTAATCCCAGCCTGAGAAGTTTTAAGCTCTGTTTTCGTTACTGCAAGCTCTTTTTCAAGGATATCAACTTCAACATAATTCTGTTTGATTGTCTCTTCACTTATTTTGGCTTCAATGATAGCGATGTCTGCAATTGCTTTTGTCTGTGCCTGGAGAAGTTTTTCCCGTAATGTTTCTATGGCTTTTTCATCCGCCTCCAAGGCCGCTTCTTTAGCGTCAAACTCCAATTCCTCTGCCTTAATCTTTGAATGTAGAACATCCATTTTTTGTGCATGGATTTGTTGTCCCAAGAGGTCCATATACTTTTTAGCAGCGATTTCAAGGACTGTTCTTTGCTGATCAGCATCAAGCGCGGCCATGTTTGAATCATACTGCGCGACGATTTGCAGCAACCTTTCCGTTGAGATTTCCGTAAGATATACAAACCCATTTTCAAATCCACTGGCATACAAGCCGAATAAAACGGTTCTTCTCTGCGTATCATGGGCCCCAATAAAACAATTGGAAAAAGGGGTCCACATGCGATCTTCTCTTAACCTGAACCTTGTCAAAATATTTTCAACAGTCATGATCGCTCCTTAACTGATTTGGTGAATCAATGTACTTGTTATTTTTGCGGCTGCGGCTATATCTGCCGTTTGTTTCCGCTCGGAGGCCCGAAGCCTGCCAATCCTTTCAATGCTACCATTTGTACCAGACCTGGCCCCTGTGGTGGTTCTTGTACTATCCAATCGTGTATCCATTCTGATTTGAGCAACCTCATAATGACTATCCACTTGACCTGTTGCAGCTTCTTTTTCTTTGACAACTACAGCCGTCTGACCTTCTTCTTTTTCGGTCACATACTCAATGGTCTGGGTGGCCTTCAAGGCCATAAGGTCTGCTTTATTATTTTCTGATAAAGTATTTAAAATAACATTGGCCTCAAGCAAGGCCTTTTGATAATCACCCTCAGAAAGTCTTTTCTGTAAAACTTCCAGGTCTGCATCAATCCCGTCTTTTTTAAGGTTCTCAATGTCTTTGGCTATATTTTTGATATCCTGTTCAATCAAGTTCTGTTTAGTAAGTTCGGCGGCATATAATAATGTTTTTGCTGCTTTGGCCTGTAATGGTGCTATCAATAAGGCAAGCGCCGCTGCCTTTGCCAAGCTCGGAGTAACCAGATCTGCTCTTTTTGTAGCCAGCGCGACAATGTACGGAAGTGTAGCAAGTAAAGCGGCGGAATATGCGGTTGCCGGTGCAACCAGTTCCGCTATCTTTGTGGCCCGCGCCAGGTATGGGACAACCAGCTCTCCTTTTTTTGTGACATACAATTGCATTGCCGTGTTTAATTCAGTCATGGCGGTCACAAGGTTATTCGTAGGAGTAATTTTCCCTTGGGCTTTTATTTCATATTCATTCCTTGCGGAAGCCAACGCCAATTTTTTTTCCGCAACGCCCAAGCTTGTGGAAGTCAAAGCGTCCTTAATCGTTAATAAATATTCTTTCAGGCCTGCTATTTGTTCTTTAATAAAAACATGTGACAGTCTTTCATCAATTAAATCTTCACTAAGCGCAAGATTGGCCGTTTCAGCCGTGACCAAACTTTCTTCGGCGGTTATGAGATCCTGAAGGTATGGGATGATCCCAAGCTTTTTTTGGGCGGTTACAAGTTTCTGCTCTGCCAGCTGCACTTCATATGGGAATGTCTGTCCTTGATTCTCAACAATCTCTTTTTTTAATTCTTCTGTTTCAATTTCAAGGAGAGTTTTGGCATTAAGGATTGCTATTTGCCTTAACCCAACCTCAACGGCCAGGGCAGCAAGGGCCTGCTCGTTACCATCCATTACCGACTGATTGTATGCCAGTTCCCGGGTAAGAGCGTCCAGGAGCCCAGCCTTTTCAATCTCCCAAACAGTGACAGATTCTTTGTATAAAAGGTCATAGTCTATCCCCTGTTGTGAAAGCTCACGCTCAATGGCCCGGGCCGTGATATCATAATTCAGGCCGGACAATGCCTGTTTAATGTTCAGCTCCAAAATAGTGGCGCCACCAATAAGATGTCCAGGGACTGCGGTAAAATTACGAGAGGCAACATTATTCAATAGCCCCTGCCGTTGGCTGACAAAATCCTCAATGATAGGAGTTTTCCCTCTATACCATTCAGACCCTTCTGAAATTTGGCTCATACTGCTATCTCCTTAAAAGAACCGGGATTATTTCAAATAATTCAAGCCTTTCAAACTCAGCTAACCTGATCTCCCAGTCGCGGCCATAAAGATTCCTGCCGACAGGGATTTTATTCTTTCTTAAAGTACAAATGGCTGACCCGGAACTTGTTGTGGCTTGCAGGACAGTCTTATCAATGATCCCGTCTACAAAGGCCGCTCTAATTCGTTTACTGCGTGGAAGTCCAAAATTGGTTTTGTTCCAGACAACACCGGTGTGAATTGTTTGCCCATCATCGGTATCCCCTGTAAACTTAAATAAACCATTTTCATTTAATCCGTATATTTCTCCATCAAACTCAATAAAAGAATTAAAGAAAGGTAAGCTGTGGATAGACGGCAAAAGCTTTTCCGTATCAAGAGAAAGAATTAAATATGGGGCTTCGTCCAAAAGGATGCCAGCTAAAACATTCAAGGAATCCATGACAACAGGAGAAAAAACTCCCTGAATATATCCATTGATATCAATGGCAAAAGATTCATCCACTATGAATGGCAGGGAATGATTGAATAATGACGAATCAGCATTTATAATAGAGTCCTCAATCAGGTCTATTGAAATTGCTGAATTAAGACTGCTATCGATTATTGTGATCCCATCTTCAATTAAAAACATGACATCGTTCGTAGGTGCTGCCGTATCCTCAATCGGGAGCTGATCTTCCGCTATCAAAGCGGTTGTGGTTAATTTAGAACTTTCTCCGGACAAAGCCATTTCTTCTAAAATGGTAAAATTAAGAACAAGTCCCATTAAATTACACTCCCATTTATTTCCAAAACTTCGGATATGTTTTCGGTATAATTTCCAGCGACACCAGTATCGGTGAATTCATCCACTGCGGTAAAAAGCTCTGTAAGTTTTTCAATGAATGGAGCAGAAAGGCTTTCGTCAAGAAGTAAAGATTCAAAGGCCTGTTCGTCAAACCCATAAACGCCTTTACTGTCATCATAAATAAACAAATTGTCTTGAAGGTAATTATTTCCAAACCAGGAAACCTCAGATCTGCCATTGAAAAAAAGATGTTCGAGGGCTTTGAATCCGAGATGCCTTTGTACATTATCCGTGATCACAATGCCCATTTCTACTAAATGATGCCAGCCAAAGGCCACATTATCGTATGTAAACAGTTTTTCATCTGATAGATTATTGAAATACCATAGGGCATCTACTTCATGTCTCATATTGACAATATCTGAGGATACAGGATAAACAGCTTTCCAAACACCAGGGGTGCCGGGCGCCATTTCAAATTCCAGGTCAAGGCTCTCGAAAAGAGTATCCCAAAATGCAAGGCCAACGGTTGCCGTTCCATCTGTTGGAAAGTGTACGTTGTCCCCAATTTCTTCCCAATAAGTATCGACGCCGTGAATAATATCAATGGACATATGACAAAGATCCACGGGTGAAACAATGGGCTCATGAATCACATTAATTGCAACCTGCTTTATCCTGGAGGGGAATCCAAAGACCTCATTGAAATCAAGAAATTCTTCTAAAAACATAAAATGGTGCGGATCAAAAGATTCTGTTAGAGCAAGTGACTCTTCGATCATATCGACGTTCACAGTGTATGCAACATCAACAGAGTCAAGATATTCATACAAAAGGTCGTCATAGACCAAGCCAGCAATATTGACATTGCCCTGCATATAAGTGGCATACCACAAATAATCTTCTACCTGATCCTGATATACAGTCATTTAAGCCTCCGTGACGATTTCGGACAAACCAATAGAGTCATCTAAAAATAATTGGTGTACAAGTTGTGTGGATTCAAAACCGAACTGAGTCCCGTCTAACATCTCCCATGTCCAGTCCACGGCAAGATTAGGAACCACCCCATAATAAAGGTCCAATGGTTTATATGTGTGCTGATCGACTGAAATCTTACTGCCGGTTTCCCTGGAAATAATATTGCCTGAAGGCTTAGTCAAAGCCACAAGGCCTTTGTCAAAATCTTCGCTATCATAACTAAAAATATGTTTAATGAAAGTTGTGAAATTGACTGCAATTGGATTGCTCAAACTTATCGGACCAGGAGCTATATTATTTTTCATATAATACAATTCCTGCAACAATTCGACGTCAGCTTCGATGTAATCTTGTGCTTCCTCTGTAAAATCAAGGGCCGGGGTATTAACCAAGGAAGCGTTTGGATCAATAAGAGGATCTGCTTTAACTTGATTCTTATATCCAATCCAATTGTTTACATCCCCGGTTTGTGCCGGGTCCGGATACATGGTTGTGATATGAACAGGTCCCAGGAAGTCATCATGGTATCCACCATCTTCGTTGCATATATAGAAATGATCAATAAGCCAATTCACGGAAGAATAATATGCCTGGTAATAATCCAGTGTATGAAATCTGAACTTAACGGCAACATTGTTGTAATATGACCCAGGGTCCGAAGGGTTTCCACTCCAAATATTATAATTGCTGTTTATTACATTTTCTTTTGTGACAATAGTTACACCATTCAAGGCAACCTTTACCGTTCCGTTGCTGCTTTCGGCACCGGTTGAGTCTGAGTAAAACTCAAGGAAATTTTTCCTGAATTTATTAATAGGGATACCTTCGTCCGGGGCAATTGCTGTAAGGGTCGCGTCCATATTGTCATAATGAATATCTATGGTCCCATTTTTCCGGTAATATACAGAGATCATAAACAAAACATTGTCATCCCCCCACATACTGATAATACCATTCCCAAATTTTATATCCATTTTCGTCCATTTCATGAATGGCATGTCACCCCCGGCGATAACGTCTGCAACGCCGTCTCTCATTTGAAGGCCGCCAACAGATATCCCAAATACAAGCCGCCTTGAATCAGGAAGAAGAGGCGTGGAAAACTGATTATTCGTTTGTTTATAACCATAAAGGGATTGTTTATGTTGATCCCCTAATTCCAATGGGGTTGACGTTTCAGCATTAAAAAATTCATCGGAAGGGGCAATCACCATTGGTGGGTAGGAGCCGCTGTTGCCAATAATTCCTTCGTAGCCATAAAGCTCATCAAGATCAGCCGTATCTTTCACTTGATCAAAATTTTCTGAAAGGATAATCACTATCGTTTCCTCCTAATCTAAGCTTTCTTCATATTCTGAAGCAAACTGACCGGTCCTGTCACCCTCATTGGATTCTTGCTCAATGGGTTCTATCTGCCAGCTATTGATACAAAGACCAAGCAAGAATTCGTGGCGCCATTGCTGAGTTAATACCTCGTCAGTAATGCTGAATTGGTTTTTTATTACCGCGACAAACCATCCATTATAGTGTTCTTCCTCTAAATCAAATATCTCCGGGACCAGCTCATGTATTCCTACAAAAGAGACTGAATCAGGATATAAGGTTTCTGCAATCAGCTCATGCCCGCTAAAAATATAGGATGAATCCATCTGGAAGCCATCTTCTATTAATTCTTGATTTGTTTTAACAGAATCAGTCATCCCTAAATCATCCAGGATTGTAAATCCCTTACTGAGGCTGTCTACATCTGCCATGTCAAAACCGTCCTGGAACTGTTCAACCCAGAATTGATATCCGGTATCTATTGCACTGAAGGCCTCTTCAATCACTTGCAACCATGTGATTTGTGCTTGATCAGCAAAACCTATTTCATCCTGCACAAACAAGTATGTCCACGGGATTTCATCATGGAGATAAAGAATACTATTTACATATTTCCTGGTCCCTTTGACACCTATGGTGCCATCATCATCAGACAAGCCAAGAGCATCGTATATGGCATAGGTTAGATCAAGCTCAACGGCTGAGGATAGATCAAGAGTAAGCTCCATCAGTTCTTCCCAAAATCTATTGGGTACATCCAGGAGATCCATACTCTCTTCAAGGATATCATCAAATATGTATGTTACTCTTAATAGTTCAGGCAAATAAGAGTCAGGGTCATCGACGGCCCGAATAACTTCTAAGCCGAATTCGGCATTGGCAAGCGCGTCTCGATTCCAGATGGCAGATAAATAGCCCGAAACCTCATTGACGTCCGGGTTTTCAAAAACACCCCGTCGCATTTCCCATTCGTTATTGTACAAATACATCAACGGCCTGCGTAATGGCACGGTCGCATCAACGTATTCAAGCCCACTTTTCATAAGCGGATTTATGGAAGTTTGCCCCTGATCATAATAACCAGGCCTTGACATCATATATGCAATGGCACCGAAAAATTTTGGTTCTGATCCTGCAAAGTTTGGGTTTGAGAAGTCAAACAACTGCTTGTCACCAGACTTAGGAAGTTTCAAATATATTGCCCTTGGATCTTCCCATGCCATAAAATGTTGATCCTCATCAGGAGTTGGAGGAATTGCCGGCATCGTCTCAAATGTGCCGATCATGTCAGTATTCACAAGCTGGGCTCTATCTGCCAAACTGGAATTGACAGGTACGCCGCTATTTAATGACCCCTGAGTTTCTGGCAAAATTGTTCTTATATAAATAGGTCCAAGAAAATCATTGTTGACGTTGCCTTCATCATTGGCAATATAGACATCATCAATATTTGAATAGGTGCCAAGAACAATTTCAACTGCATCAATAAAATAACTGTTTTCAGAATCCGGCGCGGCTGTATAGATATTATCGATCTTGTCTGTGATATAGGTGCCTATTCTATTTTCAACCCACGCCTGGGCTCCACCTGGATTATTGCCGTGAAGAGTTATTCCAAGCTGAAAATATTGCCAGTCCCCATTTCCTATCTGAGTATTAGAATTTAATTGGCCGTAGGCATTGGCGCAATATTCACTCGGAAATGTCCATACGATATTTATAGTTGTTCCGTCATTAACAGAAAGGGTACAGGTCGCGACAAGGGCGTGGGTATCCTCCCTGACGCCGTACATTTCACCCGGGACCCCGGGGAATGTCCTTGTATAAAAGTTAATCACCTGATCACGGAGTGTGTGCAGGTCTGAACGGTGACGGAAACCAAAGCCTACAAAGACCGTCCTTGATTTTCTTATATATGTTTTTAAGGACAAGGCAGAATAATTATTATTATATAAGGCCCTGCCCCCGTCCCTTCTGGAATACGATTGATTTGGGCTTACCGAAGTGTCATAACCCGTTAAAAGCATGATCTTATCATCTTCGTATGTATATGAACTCCATCCGGAAAGGCCCCATTTGCGCCCAATATCTGAGGGTCTGATCCCTTCAAAGCCATCTGTAAATAATAGCATAATTCTCCTGCCTTAGTTTTTAAAGACTTTCAGCCCATCGTCTGTCACAACTGAGCCCGTAACTATCTTGCACCATCCAGCCTCAGAGAGAATGTATCCTTCATTACACTTCTTCCATCCATCTTCTTTTAAAATCCAGGGTAAGGGGACGTCATCAAACTCAAATTCCAACCGGATAGCAGGTGAAAAAGCCATTTTATGAACCTCCTATTACCTTCATTCGAGGTAATCTTTTTGAAATGTCCGGCGGTGGGTTATCTGTTTTCATAGAAACCACTCGGGTATCCCTTACGAGTCCGGCGGCGATTGCATCCCCCGTTGGATCAGGAATTGGATCTGTAGCAAATTTAAAACGATCAACTCCGACATTGGGATATCTGGTTGTATATGAAAAGGCCATTATTACGCTCCCCCACACTTGAAAGCCATGAGATCATAGCCAACTCCTGATTGCCAGATTTCATCTGCAATGCTAAAGGAGTCACCAACTGCAAGGACGTCTATCCAATCGTATTCCACGGTCAATGTATCTGCCGTATTTGAAACGATCTTTATGAAATTCCCGGCAATAGAATAACCAGTTCCCGCAGAAATATAAGCGTAGCGCCCTGCATGTTCATTGATTGTCCAAGCTTTGGCCGTATCTGTCAAAGTCTTGGCGGCTGCACTGGTCACTGTTCCAATATCTCTCGGGTTTACTGTTCCGATCAGGTACATATACAGGGCGTCGGTATCATAATTACCACATAATATTTTATCCGGGACAGAAATGCCGCCTTGAACAGAGGCATTATTTCTAACCATAAGAGGGGCCAATATTTTCTTGTTTTGAATGCCATCAGGCATCCTAAAGCCGTATCCCATATATTCAAACTCAAAGACATCAGCGGTTGTCGGTTCAACAAGACCACTTTTTTTCCCATGCCCAAGATTATACATAGCCCCAGATTTCCTGAAAAAGTTCATTACGGAGTTTCCAATGAAAGACCCAGCGGAATAATTTCTTGGAAGAGAATCAATCGTGACATGTGTTGCATCTGGAATCGCGGTACATAGAACACCATAGTCCTGACCTTCTCCATCAGCTCCCCATATCATGTAATAGCCACCCACTTCAAAGCCAGCAGAACTGGCCACTAAAATATTAGGGCCAGTTGCCGCAACCTCAGCACCGACAAAGGTCGTGTGTGCCGGGGTAAGATCGGCATTACGAGGCCAATGACCCATCATAGACATTCCTCTGTCATAAGATCCCGTTACATGGTTTGGCGCCACCAGTTGAAATAAGTCTCTGTTTCCCCGACAAATCATAGTCCATGGGTCCGAATTTTGTACCTCCACGTTACTATAATCTGACGCATAAGAACTGCCTTGTGCTATGAGCATTGAACCTGTTTTTGCCGCAACATCCCAGTATCCGTAAGCCTTTTGAAAATCCAACTCACCGGCGCTGACTATTTCACATACAACATATCCCCAAGGCTGATCATTATTTAACCCATCCGATTTTAATAGCAGTTTTGATGGATACGTTATGATGTCAACATCCCAGCCTAAATCTTCTACAAACAAGGAGAGCAAAGCCTTACAACGTGTCTCATAATCCGTTCCGTACACATCGTCCCTTAAACAATAGATCCAGCCTGTGCCTTCTATTTTATTCAAAGGTTCGACGTATTCCGTCGTTGTGTTAAAGGTGTAATCCCCTGTTCCAAATTCAAAGGAGATTCCATAGAAATAACTTGGTTTGGTTGAAGGGGTCACAAAACTTAATATTTCAAACATGTAGTATCTAAAGCTTTGCGGGGTGCCTATCGCATAGGCAACATACTCGTCGGATGACGTTGAGACAATTCCGGTTAGTGTTTCAATTAAAGTTTCTTCCCCAGCAAATGCCCCTGTTGCAGATCCATAAATTTTAAGATCACTCGGCGGTTCGTCCGTACTGTATATATGCCAGTAGAATGTCTCTAAAGCCATTGCTGACTGAAAATCCATTGTAAACGTCCATGGGGCTCCGGCGGTTGGAGCGGCGGCATTCCCTATGAAAAGGAATTCGTGGGGATTTTTAAAAACATCTGCCTCGACGGAACATATATTGTCCTGTTGAGCATACCAGGAAGCCCGCGCAGCGCTGCCGATTAATGGTAGGTCATAAATCATTGTCTGTATTCTCCTTATTCATGCTTAAAATATAGGGTTCCAACGGCAAGCCCAACAACCGATGGAGGATCTCCGGTTCCGGAAAGAACAATAGGGGAAGCGTCTCTTTCTTCTGCAAGACCCGCGCTATTCCCGACCCATATTTTCCCTTCAGTCATGGCCCCCGGGTCCCCGGTTTCGCCTTGGATTCCTTGGATTCCTTGAATTCCCTGGCTTCCAGTATCACCCTTGATACCCTGGATACCTTGATCCCCGGTATCTCCCTTGACACCCTGAATGCCCTGAATGCCCTGATCTCCGGTATCTCCTTTAAGTCCTTGATCTCCTGTATCGCCCTTAAGACCTTGAACACCTTGGATGCCCTGGATGCCTTGAATTCCTTGGATGCCTTGCTCTCCCTTGAGATCGACTTCTGTAAAGAGTTCTTCATCAGTAGTCTTCACTCCAAGGACTGTGCCTGTCCATTCAAATTCAAAATCAAAACCCCTGGGACCACGAGAAGCCCAAGGGAGTTCGCTCCATTTAAGGATTCCATCACCCATTTTCATTAACTGGGTGTCTGGATCGTCTGAAAGAAGAAGGCCAAGCTCTCCTTCAAAAAGAACCGGATCTGCATCGGCCCATTCTGCGGCAGTGCCTTTTCTAAATTGAATAGGTATAGCCATTATGGTCTTCCTCCGTCTAAAGGTTCAATATTTGTCATAACTTCATTGGGCCTTCCTCCATCCAGTGTCAGATAATCCTGGTAAGTCTGGAAAAGAGAAGAACCAAAGCCCGCACTAACTTCAAGAATTGTTGCCTGTGAGACTGTCACCGGCAGGATTTCAATTGAAGCGTTTGGATCAAATAGGATCTGGGTCATCTTGTCACCTCCTTAGAAACGGTCACGCTGCCTTCCATGAGCCGATAAACATCTGCGGATGTGTCTATGAGTTCAAGGTCATATACTCCCTTTGCAACCTCGATAGCTGCGGTATCCGTAGCGGAAATATAAAGTGACAAGGTCGTTGTCTCCGCTTCCACCAAAATTGTAATCCCCCCGTTTTCGGTGGTAAGGTCCACGATGGGATCAGTGTCTTTAATCTTGCCCCGGATCTGCATTCTGGCCGTGTATCCGGTGAGATCGATGGGATTTGCTGAATCCTCGTCTGTTATTTGCCAGGACTTTTTAAAGGATGATCCCTGGTATATTGTCAAATTTACTGTTTGTGGTTCAAACATATTAAATAATCTCCATATCTGTATAAACTTGGGAAAAAGACAATGAGGCCGTTACCATTACTTGTTCAAGCAATTCTGCTACAGCTCTTTCAAATTCGGGACACCTGACTTGATCGATCGGGTTTCTTCTTTGATGATCGGTCAACAAAGACCCATAAAGATCCACAGCCCCCATTATTTCAAATTCATTTCTATTTGATCTAAATGCCTCATTGACTGGCATCAAGGTAGGGTCCTCATCATCACAAACAGAACGGATATAAATTCTTTCTGAAAGTACGCTCTCAATCTCTGCATTGGTCACGGAATCTATATGAACCAAAGAATCATCCGGCATTTTTACATAAGCAATTGAGTCATCTCCGAATTCATCCAAAGGAATAGAATCATACGGACTTTTGCCAACTTCTTGTTTGGAAAAAATATTTGCTGTTTGAGCCCACAATGTAATTGAAGTTCTTTGAACTATATATAATTGTGCCACAGTTGCCCGGGAATGCTTACAACAATGGGTCAATTCCTGATTAAGGGCCTGGTCCCTTCTGGCCACAGTGGAGCAACTGCCTAATTGATACATGTACCAGACAGCCGCTTTCCAGTCAGGGGATTGAAACCACATGCTTCCCAAAGGAGTATCTGCATATATTGTTTCAGCTCCCCATGACTGGGCATTGCTGCGAAACCACCAAGTAACATCGACACCAAAGGAGCCATACGCTGAATTGAAACTATTTTGCCAATTATCATACCGGTTCCATGCGTCAATTTTGTCCCATCTTTTATTTAAAGCACAAAAATAAACGGGCTCTTGAAGCACATCTTCTGGAATGGCCGTTGTTCTAAAAGCCATGCTGCCGGTCATTGCTGGATGAATGGTCCGATGGAAGGCGCCTTCATTGATTCTTTTAAGAAGACCGTAACTCCATAAACTATTTTCTCCTCCCATGCCTGCAAGTGAAGCTTCACCGGCCAAAACGGAGCCAAGATCTGTAAGCAATAAACCTCCGGCACCTGGCGTGGCCATGCCAATTATGGCTTGATTGTTAAGATTTGCGATATTTTCATAAAGACCAGGGATAGGTATGTTTGGAGGAACTTCTATAAATCTTACGAATTTTGTCATTGAATCACAATAACCGACAACCATTCCGTCATAAGTATTTACAGCACATTCCCATATTTCATCTTCACCAAAGGCTGTTTGAATATGTATTGACGTTGCATTGTCAGAAAGCTGACCGGTTGGCCCAATACAGGAGCCCCCCAAATCTACCGACCCGGTAACTGCATAGTTTCTTGAATCCTTACCAAAGGCCGGACTTACTTCCCATGCTGCAATATCGGTTAAGCCAGCAGCATAAATATCCATTGTGTCTTGATATGTTCCGTTCGAGGCACCTTCATCATCCATCATTATGGCGAAGTATAGATCCTGAAAAAAACTCAAGACCGGATTACCATCAACATCATAGGTATTCCACCATTCTTCCACACCAGCACCTGCACGAATGATCTCCCCTTGACAATCTGTTTTCCAACTGGGAATCACACCGGCAATTTCAATGTCATCGTCTCCCTGTGAGAATTCTTCAAACAAGGCAACACCAGACAGCTCTACAAATTGCAAGAATGGTTTAATTTTTGATACAAGGCAGGGAAATTGGATAAGATCAGGGGAAAGATCTGGATCGACAATACTTGCCATGGCTCCGGCTGCAACATCGAAAACAGTACAATATTCATTAAGATTTGCCAATGGATCGGAAAGATCCAAAGGTTCAAGGGGATTTAGACTGGAACGAACGATTACATAATTATAAGAACATTTCTTTAAGCCATCGGTATGACCGACAACGGTTACGTTTTTAACTGACAGCGACCCAGATTGAGCCGTCTGTTTTTCACAAAGCAGGATTGCCGAATCGTTCTCGGTGAAGCCCTTTGCCCCTGAAAATACAGAACCATTATCCCTGGCCGGTAAGTCAGGAGAACAATGATAAAAGATAGGGGCATAATTCCAGCTAAGGCCAAGTTCTTGAATAAACACATCGGCTGTATCCCAATACTTTTCGGGAGTGTCAGCATTCTCCGGATAAACATTTACTATGGTCCCGACAAGGTATTCATGCTGCTGGATTTCCCCAAGATTTTTATGGTCGATCGCGTTTGACATAAAGCCCTTTTTAAAGCAACAAAGCCTGAGGTGAAATTGGCCCCCGTTACCACCCTAATGATGGAAACAGGGGGACCAATACCAAATATAAAAAAGACTAAAAATCAAGAGGTTGTAGACGTAATCTGATAAGTCACATAAATCTCATCATCAGCGATTACAGCTCGTGGAGTACCAAACCGTTTAGCACACATTAAGACACCTGACGCGGCTGTTTTGGCTGCGGCATCTGCAAGGAAAGCACCATAAACGGTGATGCTTGCATTCATAACAAAATGGGCTTTGGCATTAACATTGGAGATAACCGCCGTGGAAGTATCTTCAGTTGTGTATGCAGGCCTGTTTGTCAAAGGTGAATCGTAATCAGCATCCTGGCATTCTCCATAAGCATTTCCTGAACCAAGCTTTGCGGCTGTATCAGCCAGCGCCGGGGTAATGTTATTCTTGAAAATACCGACATACCAGATATGGGAAGCGGCCTTACTGATATCATGAAAAATAATATTCAATAATTTGGCCATGCCTTCAGTTGTGAAGGTGTTGGTTCCTGTCTGGGTATGTATGAGCTTACCACCACGGTAATGTTCTGTGGTGACTTTACCCTCAAACTGCAATGGAAGCTTTTCGAGCGACCATCCGAGAATCCTCTTTTTTAGAGCGTAAGGGGTAAACCGGAACCTTAGAACAGCGTGAACCAGTGCGTTGTTCAACACGAATTCTACAACAATTGCGATGAGATCAATCCAAAACTTCTTCATAAAACACACTCCTTTTTGAAAATTAATTTTTATATTACCATTCCATCCCTGACAACATCACAAGCCGCCAAGTCTCCGAATCCAACAACCTGGCCCCTCGGTTGGTTGTGTTTCATGGAAAATAACATTTGTTTACGACCATCTTTTACTCTTGAGAATGATGCCCCCTGGACCTGCTGTGGGTCTATCCTGAGATTGTTCTTTACAACATTGAGAATGCGGCCATCGGCCAGCCCTGCATATACACCGTCTTTGCCTATCCATACAGGGACATTCTTTCCAAGCTCCCCAAGATCACTCACATAACATAAAGTTCCTGGGACCACTCCAACTCCTGCGGTTGATTGCACCATCCCGACCGGATCTGTGCCAGCAAGGTAATAAGTATTCGCGTCACCTCCAATAAACAATCCATGATCAGTCTTTGCGACCATAGAGATCGTTTCCTCAAAGTCAAAGAATCCTGTCGATAGCCGGAAAAGTTCTGGTTGATAAGGTTCACTATAAAATACTTTTTCAAATCGAGATCCCCAAACCCTTCCAAAAGCCCAACATAGATGGCTCATTGGATATGGCGGCTCTCCCCACATAGTAGGTATTGGTTCTGGATGTTCTGGCAGACTAGTGATGAATGAACTATTCCCGGCATAAAGTAATTGAGACCCGTTCGGATCTGTCATCCACACGCTCGCGCCTTCAGGAAGATTTGAAATGGATATACCTCCTGGCTCTGACAATGTTATTTCAGTCAAGGCACTATTACCGGATGGCCTGCCATATTCGCTGATAGCAGTAAGACAAACCATATAGATACCGGTAGGAAGGCTTCCGGTTCCAGTGGTAAGGATCGGTGTTACAGGAACAGGTATTCCCCATTCCACGATAGAATTTAATTCCGGATCAAACATCCCTGTCCAGTTTTTGTTTGAAAGATATATTTTTCCGGATATTTCCAGATAAGAGATAGGTGCATCCGCTCGCGCTGTATCAGTCAATTCGACTGTGGCAATACCGTCAACCACCTTATAAACCTTACCCTCTGCCGCACACATCACAATACCTTTGTTGTTTGTCCAAAGGCTATGGCCTCCTGTCAGATCAATGACCTTCTCATACCCTGGCCGTCTTACAAGGCTACCATCCGGCTCAACGTTTGCATTTAAAATTATTGAAGGCTCCCCCATAGTCCTTTTTGCTTTTACGACAATATTATTCATGCCATTGAAGCCATCAACCTTAATCTCACGCATTAGAAAAACCTCGCTGATCGTTTGATAACCGGGGTGTGCTTAGGGGCAGTTTTACAATGCTTTGCTAATTTAGCCAGGCCGATATTATATCGGTCAGTATAATAGAGGGTATTAACCTTCTTTCCGTCAATCCCGTCTTCTTCCAGGGCAAACAGCTCTTTCAATGCGTAATCGACAGCAATCTTAGCAAAGTTGGGAGGAATTCCGTCCAGAAGTGCTTCATCATCATCAAACTCAACCGGTACAGGCTCTCTGTAATAAAACAGGGTCAACGATTGATCTTGAACAGGTATTGGCCGATACCAAAGAGTTTTATGTTCCAAAGCAGCGTCCTGAATCATCCCGGGTGATTCCCATCCAGAATACAATCCCTCAAGAGCTTTAATATTTGATCTAATATTGACCTTTTTCCGGCTTGTTTCATTGTAAACCCGGTACAGATCATGGGCAAATGTCTCCGGCATCACAAGCGTGGTTGGATTTTCATCTACAACTATCTCAATTGTTTTTTGTTCCTGTAGATCTGGCAGGGTAAACAACTGACTTACCTCTGCCACAAACTCATTAACCAAAGGACAAATATCATCTTCCATTGTAAGGGAGGGATCTTGGATACCCGTTTCAATCCGGGTTAATATCTTTTCCAAAATCATTTTTTGGCATCATCCTTTGCATTGGCTTTGGTCTTGGCATTGGCCTTGGCCGCTTCTTTCTCACGGGCTTTTAGTTCTTCCATGGTGGGAGGAACGTATTCTTTGAAATTACCGGTATCAAGAAGGTGCTTCACGTGGTCTTCCGACACTACACTTGCCACAAAATCACCATATTGGTTTTCAGTGAACAGGTAGTCGAACTTTTCCACACGCATGGGGATCGGCTGGCCGCATCGGGTAAAATTTGCTTGCATAATCATGGTGGATTATCTCCTTATAAATAATATTTACGCGCCGTAATCAGAAGCACGATAGGTCATTATCACCCGGACATTACCAGCAGCTTTCGTTGCCGCGGCTGCAGTGATTTTGATGCCCAGCACCCTATCAGTGGTTTTGTTTCTGGCAATCCCCTTGAGACCTGCCCCGGCTGCCCTGGTAACTGTGGGATCTGTGTCTGCTTGTGCACCGGTGATAAAGGTTTCTGCCGTCACCAGGTCATCACCATCATCATTCATCATTCCCACGGAAAAGGTCAGGGTATCTGTGGCGTGTTCGTCCAGCTCATCGGCAATAGCCACCACGTCAATGGGGATACAGTCAGCAGGGAGATGCCCAACTTTTGCAAGGTCGTTTAGGGCCAGTGTGACAGGCAAAGCCACAATGTCATCAGATACATACACCTCCCCGGCACTATGGGGAGACAGGATAGACTTTTCAAAGTTATTGCTATTAAATGTAGGCATGTTAAAAACTCCTTATAAAATTATTTCATTAAACTTTTGTTGCTGCTGTGTCATAGGCAATCAGCCCATAATCAAGGCCGTTGAAAGCAACCTTATTCAACCCGAACATACTGTAAGTGCTGATAATCAAGATATTCCCGTTATCTCTTGACTCTTCGTGCCAGTCAAAACGCAGGCCGGAACCGGATGAACCCCATGCGACTGCAAGACCCTGTTCACCAAGGAATAATGCACGAGCTGCCTTGACGTTTCCGCCTGAACCATAATCGTCGAAGCGGATAACACCCTTATGTTTCTGAAGGATCACATTGTTGTACATACCAAGACCACCCTTGCAGATAGGAGATTTTCTTCCTTCTGAGGTTGCAAGTGCCTTCTGGATATCGAGCCACTTTCCTGATGCTGTATCGGTTCTTAAGTCATAAGCCTGCCAAGGATTCATAAGAAGAAGGAAATGGTCTTCACCCTCAAGTTTAATCGGCTGGATCTGTGGGGTGCCCTGGGTACCGCCACCCATCATATCTGCCTCGGCAACCAGGCGATCAACACCGGAAAGAGACATTTTATCATCAACCGTTATTGTGGCCTTTGCCTTGCCATTCGCAAAATAGTGATGAAGGCTGTCCGGTGCTGCAAGCGGATTATTGGCAAAACCGGGGTAAGTTGCATCAAAGATGAATTCATCATTGACCCCACGGGTTCCGGATGCGTACATAAAATGCAGCTCATCAAACACTCTGGCCCACCAGTCAGACTGACGGGCACGGGCCACTTTTCTGAGGTCATGGATGGTTCTTTTCCGGGTCATACGTCCACCCGCATTAACTCCGCCCCTCATCTGATCGATATATAATCCATCAGTGTAGAACTTGAGTTTTTCTTCTTTGTTCTCCAGAATGTCATCACCCTCGACAGGCTTCATCCCTAACTGCATATTAAGATCAAAAGAAACATATTCCCCGGCATCATTCTTCAAACGGTCAACCTTTACAACAGGGGTTGAACCGCCTTCCGGGCCAGTAAACTTCTTGGACCAGAAAGATTTTCTCGGGGTGTCAATTGCTAAAAATGCGGAATACTTTTTAACCGCTTTGGGATCATTCAGACCGATAATTGTTTTACTCATGGTATTGCTCCTTATATTGATTGTTTTTCGGTCTTACCCTGCCGCAATTGACAGAGGAGCTATACTGAACCACTGACCTTGTTAAAACTTTAGAACTACATCCAAAGGCCTTACGCCTTTGCGTATGCTTCCAATTCTGATTCAGATAATTTTGAGAGTGCTATCTCATACTCAGCACCTTCAAGCTTATCTAAATATTCATAACCGTCATCCGTGTTTTTGTCGGATGCCGGTACATCTTTTAATGTTTTGGGTCCTGTACGCTTTCCAGAAGATTTCTTGGCAGCTTTGAGAGCCTTTTCCCCGTCTGAATCCTCTTTTTTATGGCTTTCTTTACTGTCCTGAATTCCAAAGGCAGCCTTGATTGATTCTTTTGCTTTGGCAAGTATCTCAGGACCGGCTTTTGATTTCCATTCTTTGACCCCCAGAAGCCGGTTGACCTCACGGGCAAAGGCATCATAGACAATAGGATTTTGTTTAAGTTTGGCATTATCCTTGTCACTGAAAAATTCTGACTGTTCAGACTCCCATGTTTTTTCAGCAGAAATTCGGCTTGTTTCTTCCCGGACAATTGCCCGGGTACGCTCCCTTTCAACTGCAAGCAATTGTTTTTTGTAATCATCAAAATCAATGTCACCTTCATCCAGCTTTATATCCAGGGCCTTGATCTTGTCCTCGTATTCGTTGTCTACAGACTGCTTACCGTCATCAGAGGAAGAAGCGTCAGTATCATCTGCATCTGTGTCAGTCTTCTTATCCTCTTTGTCGTCGCCCTCTTCATCATCCTTCGTCGCATCGTCTTTAGAATCATCATCAGTGCCGTCATCTTCTGATTCATCCTCATCAGCATCATCATTTTGGCCATCATCGATGTCGTCTTTGTCATCATCAGAGGACTGGTCTTCTTGGTCTTGGGTTCCCTTATTCTCCTCGTCATCCTCATGCACATCATCGTTCTGATCATCTGAAGCATCTCCCTCATCATCTTCGATTGCTGCGATTTCTTCTTCAGACAGTCCATCAAAATCGTTGCTGTCGCTGTCACCCATGATTACTTTGCTCCTTTTTTCTTGTTATCGGATTTGATGCCATGTTCACCTTGTTTAGTGGCCATGACTCTGTCTTTTGTTTTAGTTACTGCAGGCTTTACTTTCTGATTTAAAGCTTTATTACCGATCTGGATGTCATGCAGGGCCTTGGCCTTGTCGATCCTGAGTTTTTCTTGATCAAATTTTACACCTGCCCTGGTTGCCGCTGCATCCTCAACATTCTTATCAATCTCACTTTCAAGCTTACTCATTTCAAGCTTTTGCATTGTTTCATCAAACAGGGCCTGGGCTTCATCCGCCTGCCTTTGTGCATCCTGTTCAGCTTGAAGGTCTGGATCATTCTGATCCGCATCCGGGTCACTTTGTCCATTAACCATTCTGATTCTGGCTACAAGATCCTCCTTGCCCGGGATATCTGACAGATCAACCACAAGATCAAGAAGGTTGATTGCAATCTCAGGTGCCATGTCCTTGATCATTTCCATGAGGGTTTCAAAGGTGGCTTGCCTGATACTGGCTGTCCATGCGGAAGAATCGACTACAAAATCGGCCTGGGCCTTGGTGATATCATTTAAAGGGTCGTTTGTTTCCGGGTCCACACCATTAATTTCAATGAATTCAGGCTGATTTTTCTCGTTTGTAATCCTGAATATTTTCTGATCCGTGTAATACTGTTCAATCAAGGAGAGGATAATTTCACCAAGCATTTGGGTAGAAACTCTCAAATTATCAAATACTTCTGAATTGACAATATTTCCCTGTTCCTTCCTGGCTTCGATAGCTTTCCCGGATATGGCGTTTGTTTCCCGACCCATCTGTTCGTCGGTTACGCCACCAACAGCCTCAATATATTCAGCGTCCTGGTTCATCAGTGCAACATGCTCTTGAGCCAGGCCCCTATCGTTGTTGATCTCAATCTCAGATCCTTTTTTCTTTTTTATAATGCCGTCCGGCCGGGAAACTTCGTCTGCCAATTCATCCCAATCGGTTACGGCATCATCATCAGCAATGATCTGATTGGTACTAAGGATGAATAGGGCCTTGCTCCTTCTTTTATTCAGATCGTCCTGGATATCTCTTAGATTACGGACTGGACCATATTGAGTATTATCTTTCTTTTTCCTGAACCCCCAAATGGGAATAAAGGGGAACCGATTATGGTTATAAGGTGATTCTTGATCCTGTAAAACCAGATCCCCGGCAAAAATCATGCATCGGATAACCATTCTGATGCTGCTTGTGAGCGATGCGTATCTGCCTTCTACCAGATCCTTATGTGCTGGGTCATCAGCATGATATTTCTGCCCTCTAAGCGTGCCAAGATCTTGGGTACCATTGTCCATGATTTCAATGTTTTCAGGAGTTTTATACCAGCACTCAACCAGTTCAAGCCTATTTCTCTGGGCTCTGTCGGTACCTTCAAAACCCGTCATTTCTATCATGGATTCAAGGTCTGTATCTTCGTCAGCATACTCTTGAGAATAGGCACCCTCATCAATAACAGAACTGTTTGCCAATATTTTTAAAGCCCCTGAAAACTCACTGAACATGGAACATGCCACATCCAGATCAACCCGTTTACGCCTGAACATAAATCTGGCATCTTTGAGATCCAAACGAACGGACAACGGGTCATACCAAATGTTTCTCCAGTCCTCATAATCAATGAATATAGGTTCTTTCGTGACATCTTTTGTGACACCTGCTTCAAGCCATCCTAATCCTGATATAACAGTATCTTTAAACGCCTGTGACCTCTCGGTCGGTAATTTGTTGACGTCTGAAAGATATTTAAGGATATGGGTTTTGGCCTCGGCAGGTTTGGCATCCTCTGAAGTTCTTGGCAGGACCCTGAAATCTATCCGATTCTTTTTTTCTGAACCAATGATCCAGTCAATTGTGGGCTTAACACGATTGAAAACAGTTGCAATCTGACCCCTGGCTTCCACTTCCGCCTTATCGTCCGGGTCCCATTGATCACCATCATAGATATCATGGTCTTTGAGGCATTCAGCACGGGCAGGCGCCTGTATTGACCTTGTATATGCCCACCACGCCTTGATTTTGTTCAGCTTTTCCCTTTGTTCTTCTGTAATCTCAGGAGAAACTTTGTTCTTTTCACCCTTGAGGTTGTCGGCAAACATGGCCTGGCTTTCAGATGATTCGCTCATATAATCACCTTGTTTCCATTGATTTTTATTCCATCACCAGAACGACCCCCTGGGGTTGTAGCAGGGGGAAGGAGAGGTTCCGGTGTGGCCGACAATAACTCTTCGATGCCGTCTTCAATAGCCGTGGCAACCTCGGCCATACGCTGGCTGGTCACGACACCAAGATTGAATTGATAATAAATTAATGAAGTAATGTTATACATCCATTTGGTAAAATCCGGGTTCTTATCAGGAGTGTACATCCATAAATCTTCCATCCGGATACAAAAATTTGCAGTGTGTCCTTCCCTTGGAAATTTTGGGCATATAAGCAGCACGGGCTCGGGCTCGTCGTCAATCGTCCGATATGCTATTCTTCTAATTACTTCCGCCATTATGCCGCCATCCCTGAGCGTCTCCGCCGTTTTGATCTGGTTTTTACAATCTGCACCGGCTCTGCAAACGTCAGTGCAAGGCCATCACCTTCATCCGGGGATCTGCCTATTCTTTTTTTGATATCTTCCTTGGGCTCAAGCTGCTTCTGAGTTGTGCTGGTGTATTTGTACCCAGGGGCTGTAAGATCAGCTTGAAGGGTATCAACGTCGGGTAGCTGTACTTCTTCATCCGACTCAAGCCATTTCCTGATCTCATCCCACATTTCTGCACGGCGATTTTTATAATGCTCCGGGTCCATGGCCTTGCTGCCGAAATTAACAAGAGTTACTCTATTTCCAAAGCCCATTTCAACCAGCCGGTCATACATGCCAGATCCGCCGCCCCGATCAATGAACATCCTGTCAACGGGTTCATTCTCCAAGATCATCCGGGCCTGACCAGCCTTGGCCATATCATCCAGTTTGTGGTGGGATTCTATATTCCAGGCTCTTCGACCCTGACGTCTGATAAATGTGGTCGCATCGTCACCTTCACGGGCAGGATCACAGCCAACGACATAAGCACCATATTTGGGAACACCCATTGTTTTTCTGGCCGTCAATACTGATTCCGCAGATATCAAGGAATTGATACCCGTTGTCTGGAAAGCTTCCGCCGCATTCCCGGGATACTCTTGTTTGAAAAGAAGAGGATCACCAAGCTCAACAATTTTGAACCGTCTCCAATAAATCTGTTCATCATCCAGCTTGTAAGCCTTTTGATATGCTGCCTCTTCTATGGACGGGATAAATTCCGCATCACTCGGGACAGTCTTTCTGTATTCCGATTGCCAGTACCAGGGAATAAAAATTGCAATGTATTCGCTTTTTCCCTTCTCCGCATCCTGCCACATTTTATGGAACATATTCCCCAGGCCATTGGCCGTGGATTCAAGGATGATCTCTTCAGCCATTTCAGCAGCCTGGAAGACACCTGTTTTGATCTCATCTGTATTTTCCCAGAAAGCAACCTCAGAACCATGGAAAAAATCTATCGTGTCGGATCTTCCCACATTCTTTGAACCAGCCGTGCCCAAGCCATATGCTGAATCAATCTTATCAAACACCAGCTCTTTTCTATTTGAAAAGGAAGTGGACGGGCGAACTCTTTTTGGACAATGCTCATGATACCTTTTGACCATGTTGAATAAGTTTGTGGTGGCATCATCCATGTGAGCCAGGATAAAAGTCTTAACTCCACGCCGGTGGGTGGTATTGTTGTAATACCTGCCACCCACATATGTGCTGCACCCTTGTTGACGGCCTTTCAGCAGTAATGCCCTGATCTTGCCGGTCTTGGCTTTTTGTTGCTCTAATTTGTCATGGAGATATAATTGAGCCCGGTTGAAAATAAACGGGATGATCTTTTGCAAACGGCCATCCACCAGGACAGCTTTTTTGGTTCGGATCTTGAGACACCTATTAGCGTAATGAAGCAGGTCATTCTTCAACCTGCTCTTAGCCCTCAAATCTCTCTCTGTTGTAATCTCAGTTACCATTGTTCAATTATTCCAAATAGTCCAGGGTATCTTCGTGCGTTACATTGAGCTTCAAATCACCATCCAAATTCTTCATATCCGGCCACCGTTCCCGGTTACGGTTGCGAAGCCAAAACGTTTGAGCTTTGACATCACCTGCTACCTGCTTTCGAACCCTTTTTGTGACTTCCATATCCCCGTCTTCATCCAGCTCCTTGGTAGTTTCTTCATAACTGTAGCCAAGGGCTCGTTTTAGCAGAGCTGTTTCAACATTCTCTGTGTCATATTTATCTTTTCCGGTCTTAATGGCGTTCAAGAACTCAGGATGGTCTTTTTTCCAATTGTTAATTAAACTTTTTGAAACCCTGAAAAGTTTGGCCAACTTGAGATCGGTAAATCCGTTCTCACAAGCAACCTGGGCCATGGAAACAAATTCTGGATCATAAATAACTTTAGTACCTGTCTTAGTGAGTCTTACAGGGTTTTGTTTTTTACTTTTTCCCATCAACCCCTCCTATCCGGCCCATCCTGATATTGATCGTTTACGACTGACATCTCTCCGGGTTCATCATGCTTTCTGCGGCCATACAAAATCATGTCATGCTGGGCGATATCAATTGCGTACTTGTCAGTCCGGCCATAGAGTATTTTAAAATGATCTGAAGTATTCTGCTTATCAGCAAAACGATCTTGCAGCGTATCCCGGCAAGACTGATGTGAACGGACAATGTTCGATTGTGCGGCTAATATTTCTTCCAGCTGCTTTTTTAAAAACCAGCCCAGGACCGATACCATGGCACCCAGACAAAGAAACCCAACACCCATAAAAACTGTGTTGGTATCAAGCGGGGTTGGTACTGATGGCGTAACTACTTTTGAACTGGCCTCGGCTGCAGCAAGGAATGGAATATTAAGAATGGTCATTGCCGAAATCCTCTGTGATTTTTATCGTAAAAGAGTCAACATCTGCCAGGGTCTCCATGAAGCGCTTAACAGCTTTACGAGAACTCAGCACTGCCCTGTTTCCATTCAGCCACCCGGTATGACTTCCTATTAATATGCACCCGGATGTATCTTTTGCCGTGTTTCCGGCATGGAAAAGGATATGATCCCGGTCAGGAACTGATATTTCAAATGTTTCGCCAAATTTAGGGGATATGGTTCGACGGCAAAGGTAGGTGGCAGGTGGGACACAAGATATAAATCGCTGATTTTCAAGATCTGGATTTTCAAGCGTGGAGTACGCTTCAAGGTCATCTATTTGTAGAGATCCGATGATACATTTGTCTGTTTTTTCAAGCCGTTTCAACTCAATAATCAAAGCAAAAATCCCCTCATTTCCATATCGGAGTCCAAAGTTTGTTAGTTGGGGCTTATTGTTTCAGGGGAAAATGGGGATTACAATTGAATCAATGCGTGAAAATTGCATTTCACTCACGAAAATTTGTGATAGGTTTATATCCTATTAAGTTGATTGAACTAATTGGATTTTTCTATTTGCAAAAAGTTTAAGGTCAGATATTACTCTTTGGATTTGTGATATTTATTTTGTGTTTTTTATGATGTATACCTTACCTGGGTTTTTTCATATGGTTGGGAAAATTTTCATTGTGAGGCTTGTGTTTTTCGAAAGAATGAGCCGTGGTCGATGCTGGATAATTACATGAAGAGAATACGTGTCAAAGAGACTTAGTGATAGTTTTTACCAATAAGATTTTTACAAAAACCGTCCTTTTTTTATTATAATTGAGGTCCAAAGTGAACTTGACAAAGGAAGCCAGTTCACGATAAAAGTACCAAAGGGAGATTTACTCATTGGATAATAAAAAAACCATTCTCATTATAGACGATGATGTCCATATCCGGCGGATACTGGAAATTAAGATCAAGCTCAGCGGGTATGATACCCTGACTGCAAAGAATGGAAAGCAGGGTCTGGAAATCATCAAGAATCAAAAACCTGATGCCGTGATTTCTGATTTAAATATGCCCAGGCTTGACGGCAAAGAACTTTGCATAATGACCAATCCCTTAAAAAAAGACCGCCCTTTTTTTACCATCATCATCACGGCGCGGATCGATCCCCATGAACAGAAATGGATCGATGAAATGCAGGACACCATTTTTATGGAAAAACCCTTCAGCCCGTCCAAGATCATCGAAGCCCTTGCCCAGTATTTTGAAAAGACAAATTCTTGAAAACTAAAATGGCAATCCATTTTTTTTATTTTCCTAATTTGGAGAAATAGCAGAGTCAAAAAATCGGCTGGCCATTACACTTATTAAATACTTAACCGGATTTCAAAAATTCAAATTATGTGATTTGGGTAAAATGATCTTGATATCCTATAAAGTTGAGTCAATTATGTCTGAAAATATGACCACTTTTTATTATAAATAACACTGTGGGCAATGCATGAAAACTTGCCAGCGAATAACTTTATTTTTCAATAGCCTGTTTGTCAGTTTAATAGGGTTACATATGGAACCCCCTTTAATCCTTTTCTTTTTGGAGTGTCAATGGTAAAATAGTTCCAGTAACTAAGCATTATTTTCCATATTTTGTAACAAGAAATGCCACAAATTGTATGTTGACCTAAAGGGAAATCGGATCTTGGTCGATTTTAATATTCATGATTATATTCTATAAAGTGGAAATAATTGTTGTAAAAAAGTGGAATAATTGTTGCAAATGCTTATTATTCTAATTATAGAATACATATCAAGGGGAATTGATACCATTTTAAATACGAAATAGTCATTTGACGTAATTATTTGGTATCTAATTTGCATTAATTAAAGATTTAATACTGTTTTTTTTGTCTTAAGTGACTAAGTATGTTTTCATTGATTATTAAAGAATTAGCATGTGGGAGAAAAAAATGCCAAATATAAACATTCCATTTAGAAACTATGAAGATGAGGTTTTTTTAAATTTAATAAATGTGCAACGCCCAGGAGATATAGTTCATGCTTTTGGTGAATTTATGATTGTCCCTACTGAAGATGCAGCCAAAAGGCACCAATACAGCTTAACAAATAATTCGACTGATACCATTACATGGGGGAATGCATGTCAAGTTGGCTTGAACTACTAAATGAGATTAAAACTGCGGGTAGCCCTCATGATCGTGTTAGGAGAAAATATCTCAAGCGACTTTCTGAACAAACCGGTAGAAATGTAATAGTATATTATTCTGGCTGGTTGGACAAAGCTTATCTTGCCAACCAAGCTGGCAATGTTTTTTCAATCAACGATTCTGATAAAAATGGCTTTATGGCCGCTATTCATAAGCTTGATAGAAATTTAGGGCTGGATCTTGTTCTTCATACACCAGGCGGTAGTATAGCAGCCACGGAATCATTAGTGGATTACCTCAGGAAAATGTTTAACAATAACATTCGTGCGATAATCCCGCAGATTGCCATGTCTGCAGGCACTATGATTTCCTTGTCTTGCGATGAAATTGTTATGGGAAAACATTCTAACCTTGGTCCTATTGATCCTCAAATAGCCAATTTGCCAGCACACGGAATTCTTGAAGAGGTCGAACAGGCGAAAAAGGAAATAGTCGCAAACCCACAGTTGCAAGGTTTTTGGATTCCTATATTACAAAAATACAGTCCATCTTTAATTGGAGAATGTGACAAGGCAATTAGATGGTCTGACCAAGTAGTAAAAAAATGGCTCTGCACCGGTATGTTCAAAGACGATAAGGATAAAGAAACAAAAGCTGATCGTATCATTCAAGAAATGGGAAATCATGCAATGACATTGTCTCATTCTCGCCATCTTTCTTTTGAAGACATTAGAGCGCTGGATATAAATGTCACAGAATTAGAAGAGAACCAAGATCTTCAAGATGCAGTTTTATGTGTTCATCACACATGTATTCAAACAATTAATATGACCAATGCGGTTAAAGTTATTGAAAATCAAAACGGTGTGGGGCAAATTTTATCGATAGGCCCACCTCCACAAATTTAATCCACTTTATACATACTTAAGCTGATTTTTTTCGACACTGTGAACCGAGGGTTCTTGGCAACCAGGTCCATTCAATTTGCTATATTATAGAGTAGAATGCGGAAGAATGGCTTATGACTATCGTTTTAGTCTATATAGTTTAATGCAAGATGACAGAATATTATTCTTCCCAAGCACAAGATATTGAGTCAGGTCTTAATTAAAAATTAGAAGAATGCTCTTGGTATTCTACAATTTTTGTAAGCATTAATGGTTGAGGACCATAGTCATGTTCTACCGTTTCAACTTTAATTTTTGTCCAGCACTTCACGTATCTTTTGGGCAAGATCCTTCATCACAATCGGCTTCATTAGAAAACCTTTAATGCCCAGAGATGCCGCCTTTTCTACAGACATGGCTTCGCTGAATCCTGTGCAAAGCAATACAGGAATATCAGGACGTATTTTAATCAATTCAACCGATAGTTTATCTCCAGGCATATTTGGCATTGCCATATCAGTGATAACCATATCAAATTTATCAGGATTTGAGCGAAAAGCTTCAAGTGCTTCAAGGCTGCTGGTACGTGAGGTAACTTGATACCCCAGGCGCTCCAGCATCCGTTTTTCCATTGAAAGGATCGCTTCTTCATCATCCACAAGAAGGAGATGTTCAGTGCCGCCCTGGATTGGAACTTGAGTCTGGATCTTCGGTTTCTCAGCAGCGCTTTTTATCACAGGCAAATAAACATGAAATTGTGTTCCTTTTCCAGGGTCGCTATATACATGGATAGCGCCCCCCATAGTAGTAACAATACCATGCACCACTGAAAGCCCCATTCCAGTGCCCTTGCCTATTGCTTTGGTGGTGAAAAACGGATCAAAGATTTTATCTGTTACGTTTTTATCCATGCCCACCCCTGTATCAGCCACTGTCAGACAAGCATAAACTCCAGGTGCCATATTTGAATTAATTAGATCAAGTGTTCCGAGTTCCAATTCTTTGAGGCTTACTTTCAGCTCCCCGCCTGTGTCTTCCATCGCATGATAAGCATTGGTTGCAAGATTCATTACAATCTGATGAATTTGTGTGGGATCAGCTTTGATTATACCACCATCAGGATTGATATCTTGTTTGATTTCAATTGTTGTGGGAATTGTAGACCTGATAAGATTTAATGCTTCCTTAATAATAGACTGCATCTTCATCAGTATCAATTCACTGCTATCTTGACGGGAGAATGTAAGGATCTGTTTTACCAGATCTTTGGCTCTTAAGGCACTGGTATAAATTTCTTTAAGGCTATTTCTGAATGGACTGTCTTCAGGGACATCCACCAATAGCATCTCCGTATGACCTATAACGGGGAAAAGAATATTGTTAAAATCATGGGCTATGCCGCCAGCAAGGGTGCCTATAGCCTCCATTTTTTGTGCTTGGTGGAGTTGGGTTTCAAGTTTTTTTTGCTCGGTAACATCCAATAAAAATCCTCGAATATGTCTTAAATTACCATCTTTATCAAATACTCCTGAAGCATTTTCAATCAGATGAAAGGGTGTTCCATCCAATCGGGTTAATTTAGGTTCATAACCAGTCACTCGTTTTCCTTTTTTAATCATATTCAAAAAGTCAATTCTATCATTAGAATTCTTGAAAAAATTATTAATAGGTGTATTCAGAGCATGCTTGATACTATCAAATCCGAAAATTCTTCTATACTCTTGATTGCATGCAATCAGGCGCCCCTCAGGAGTTGAGATATAAGTTCCAGAAATATTTTCTTCAAAGTACTCCCGATAGCGTTCCTCGCTTTCCCTCAGCGTCTTTTCCACATGCTTACGCTCGGTGATATCCTCCAGAAATCCGTCAAAATGATGAATTGCACCCGTCTCATCCCATACAGCTCTGGCCTTAATGTTGGCCCATATAGGGGAACCATCCCGCCTGAGCAATTGCACTTCATAGTTGTTAATGACCCCGTCGGTTTCAATAATCTGCCTGAAAGTATCCCGGTCTTCAGTATTCAGGTAATGTTGTTGTCCGATATCTTTGAAATGATCAAAAAGCTCCCCGGAGGATTGAAACCCCAGAATCTTAACCAGGGACGGGTTGGCAGACAGGAAACGGCCATCTGGTGTAGTTTGAAAAACACCTTCAACAGCATTATCAAAAAGGAGTCTGTATTTTTCTTCGCTTTCCTTTAAACCGGCAATCTTCTGATTCAAACGTAACTTGAGGAAAATGGTAATGCTAGTCAGGCCAGCGATCAACAGAACAGCAAAGAGGGCTGTCAGGATTAAATTGCGCCTGGTTTTTGGATTCATTTTGAAATCAACTTCCATTGCAATCCATTTTTTGCGAATATTGGTCATTTCACTGGCGGGAATATATTTCATGGCCTTGGTTATAGCGCTGAAGAGCAAAGGATATTCCCGACTAACACCGATACACCATGCAAACGAGTAATCGGTTGTGCCCGCGACTCGCAGGTTGGGAATGCCTTTAAGTTCAATATAATATGCGGCAACGGCCAGGTTTTCAACAAACGCATCAATCTGACCAAAGGCTGTGCGCTGCAACCCTTCAGCCACATTGGCAACCGTGACTATATCGAAATGATCATGCAAGGCCATCTCTTGAAGGTATGTCTCGGTGGCATATCCGGAAACGACCCCCACACGGCGCCCTGCCAGGTCATCCAACGATATTTTTTTCGATGTGGTGGCCCGGGTTGTGATGATAACAACCGGTACAGTGGCATAG